GGGAGACAATTTTATGAGAAACCCTGTCAAGATTGACAGTCGGGCCATCTGGATGACCCAGTTCACCAAGAGCTCTACCTTTCTGAACAAAGTTTTCGTTATATCTTCCAACTTCACGAGCAAGAGTCTGCATTGGATACATTCTACCATTACGGTTTTTTATTTCACCTTGAAGAAATACTCCTTCAATAAAAAGGTTTTTCTTACCGTTGCGACTCTCAACAATAACTTCAACCTGTTCTATTTCTTCTCTAATAAGTTTCATTATTGTGCTCCTGATATTTGAACTTGTTGTGCAAATAATTGACCAGATGTTGTATGATCAGTTACTGCTGAAATTGCTAATTGTCTTCTTGCCTCTGCAGCAGTTACAACTGCGTTATCAGAGTTAAGAACTCGACTATCATGATCAATGGTTAGTTCAGCACCAAACTGTGCAAATCCTCTACCTCTTTCTCCTTGAATTGAGACTATCTTTGCAGTTGTGTTGAATCCTGTTACACCAGTTACACCAGAAACAACAATTACATCATTAACTTCAAATGGATTACCCATTCCTTCTGGAAGAGTAAGAACTGTTGCAGCTCCTTTTGTTATTCCAGCGATTCCAATCGAACTGGCTCTACCCAAGTTTAAAGTTGCAGAGGTATTTGCAGCAACATAATAGTCGGATGTAGTTGCAGGCCCAGTTGTTCCTATTGCAACGTGTTGTCCAGCATTTTTTGCCACAACTCTAATTGTATCTGATTGGACTGTAAAAGTTTGTGATGCGCTTGTTTGATTAGTTGCAAAACTAAATCCAGTACCTACAGGTTGATGTGCCATTTACTCTTCCTCTTCGGTTTCTTCTTCATAATCAAGTTCACCAACAGTTTCTGCATCCACATCTTCTTCAGATTCAAGTTCATAACCCATCATCGCATTTGCGACTGCTGGTTTAAGTGCATCTACTCTTGATCCAGCCTTCTGCATTAGTTGAGTTTTTATTGAATCACTAATTTCAGATGGAGATTCATCCGCAATTATCAAATTCATTAATTCATCCATGAGATAAAAATCCTATACCTATGTTTTATTTATATCTCGCCACCTTTGGGAGCTCCTGGCGATTCTGGAGCTTCGATACTTGTCTCATCAAGATCTGGTTCTGTAGCTGGTTTTCCAAGATTTCCTTTAGTTGATTGTTCCAAAGAAGCTGCCAACATCATCTCTTGTTCAGTTGGTAAAATGATACCAGCTTCTTTTTCTGCCTTGATAAGTTTATCCTGTTCGACTAACTCATCGTCAGTTTGACGTAGAATCTTACGACGAATATAATCCACAGAGTAATATTTTCCAATATAAGGATCAGCAGTTGCTAAGAGTCCAAGTCTCTCTTGCATTAATTCTGCTTCCTTAAGTTCAGCAAAATGATTATCATATAGAAAATCATATTGAATGTGATCACTCATGGATTCCCACTCTTCTGGAGTGATTACATTCTTAAGAATCAATTGAGTTTTAAGTATATCGTGGAAAAGATTACTAAATCTCTTTCTCATTCTTCCAACAAACTTAGTAAATTTAAGTTCGTCACGAAGTATTTCTGATGAACGACCTAAACTAAATCCACTATTATCTGCCATACGAGACTCTGGAACATTCAAAGAACGGAAGAGTTTCTTTTGGAAATACTCTACGTCTGTAAGTTCTCCTAAGTTTTGTCCGCCAGGCAATGTAGATATTTCAGTTCCACGACCACCTTCACGACGAGGAAGCCAGAAATCTTCCATCATAGACATATATTTCTTGTCATCACGAATCTCACCAGTGTTAGCATCGTAGGTCAACTTGTTACGATATCTTGACATAACTTCACGAAGATATTGTTCTGCCTTTGCCTTTGGTAGATTACCAACATCAATATAAAATATTCTTCTTTCTGGAGCACGAGACATACGATAGATAACCAGTGAATCTTCAATCATTCTTAATTGATTCAATGATTTGATTGCTTTCTGCAAATAAGAAAGAACTGTTTGCTTATTACGATCTACCAAACCTGACGTACAATATGCAATCGCATCTTTAGCAAACTTAATAGCATCTTTTTGTTGTCCAGTGACATTCACAGCTCCATATTGATTTTTTTGATATGTGTGAGGAGTATATACAAAATATTCTGATAGACCTTCAAAATCAGCATCAAATGGATTATCATTACCGCCTGGTTGATTATTATTTGCATACTGTATTGCGTTTGCACCACCTTTTTTCTTTTGTTCTCTTACATATTTGATTTTAAGTGCATCAATATATCTAAGTTCTTTAATTCCTTCCTCTGGTTTTTCTATGTCTATAACTTTATGATAGTATATTCTTCCATCTACATACCAATTGCGAAATATTTCGTGTGATTTCTTATCAAAGTCCAGCATTTCTTTAATATACTGAAACTCGTTACGAATAATTTCTTTAACTTTATCTCCAGTCTTCAAATTTTCAAGATCAATTTGAATTGGTGAATCATTTTGATCTGAAACTATGGCTTCACACAGAATATCTTCTATCGCAGAATCAACTTCGGGATGTAATGCCATCTCACGATATCTACGAATTAAATCATATTCTGTTTTAAATACGCCCTCTATATCAAGATATTGTCCATAAAACCCCGAAGACAAATAGTAGTCTGCCCCGTCCTCATTATTTCTGGGGACAGGAGAGACTACTGACTTCGACGGTTTCTTATATGAATCATCAATTGAGAAACCAAATAATTGTGCCATTGTATAATTATACCTTTACTGGTATTTATATTATAACCTAAACTATGATATAAATCAACTATGAAGCTAAACCGCTACCTTTACCAGCCTCGTTTGCTGCACCTACAGTCCAGTATAGGTAATTAAATGTAACTTGGAACTCCTCTATCTGATCAGTTGCACCATAATCAAGAGGAATGTTACTGATAACATTAGGATAGATACCTACGAAGTTATACTGTCTTATGACATTAATTGAGTCGCCGCTTGCTGAGTCTCTTGATAACTGTTTTACAAGAGCTCCTTTTTGATATGAAGCTGGATCAACAGAACCATTTGCGAGAACCATATCATTGATAAAGTTACTCCATCTTTCCATAGTATCTCTGATTTTAAAATCATTATTAATGATTGTCACAGTCCAAGGATCAAAAGTACGATCTCCAGCAACAGGAAGAACACGACCTCTAAAGGGAACAGGAATGTTCCCTATGTTAGAAGCTGGTATCTCCGCAGCTTTAACTAAAAATCTAACTTCATCTTGAACATCTTGGCCTCCGCCTGGGATGTCTTTTATTTCAACTTCAAATAAATTTGAACGAACACCACCTTTATTAAGTCTTTGCCTAAAATTGGTGATATCCCTATTTGCAAATGTTAAATCTGACATTTTTTTTTAAACTCCTTTGTTTATTTAGTGAAATTAATTAAACTCGACCTATGACTTCACTGAATGAAACTCCAGTTCTAGTCGCAACAAATGTAAGACCGATGAAGTTGATAGAACGTGCAGGCTTGATAAAGATATCTGCCTTAAACTCGTTCGCATCAATCACATCAGGTGTGTTGTTTGTCTCATCACAAATAACAACGAAGTCTGAAATACCTCTCTTCGCTTGAACTCCACGAAGGAAAGGTTCAACAATATTACGGAAGTTTGATCTTGTAAGATCATCGTTAAATTCAAATAGTTGTGTTCTTGCAGCAACCTCAATTCTTGCTTCTAAGTTCAAGAATAAACGACGAACGTTAATTCTATCAAAAGCAGATGCAATTGCTAGTCCAGTTTTATCACCGAATAAGAGGAATCCTCCGCCAGGTGAGAATATTACTGGGTTGATTCTCTTCACATAGATAGAATCTCTTTCAGTTTTATTAGGGTTGTATGCAAGTTTAACAGTATTCAAGATATTTCCTCTTTGAGGCCCAGCGGGTGAGAACCAAGGGAACTGTTCTTCAGATGTTCTTGCCATCAATCCACCAATATCACCATTAAGTGGCATGAATCTGAATGCATTATTAAATCTATCAAACTGATACTTGTAACCAGAGTCAAAGACTGCGAAAGATGATGATGTAATTGGGTCAAAGAACTGTATGACGTTCTTAGTTTGTTGTTTTGGACTAGTTACGTTAACAACTGTCTCTCTGTTTGGAGAGATAACTGCTAAACAGTCCTTTCTTTGTTCTGCAATCGCAATTAATTTATTTGCTTTTGCTTGTGATTCTGTCTGACTACCTGTGATGCCAGGGCCATTGAGTAAGAAGTTAACTGCATATTCTGCCTCATTCTCGAAGATTTCATAACCACCGATTATGTTTCCAAGAGATGTTGAGTAACCACCTTCTGTACTTACACCAGAGTAATCCTTACCACCTTGTAACTCATAAAGTTTATTACCTACAAAGTTAAAATCTACATCCTGTGCATCTTGACTCCAAGTATTATCTGTAGTCGATGATGATGTAAATGCAGTTAGAATACCAGATGCAATTGAACCGTTTCCTGTTGCAATTCCGATAAAGATGTTATCAGATCTTTCTGAAACATGATCTTTATAGTAGATTGCATCTCCGAAGGAGTTCTTCGCATCATCTGCCTTTGATAGGAATGTGAACTTCTCAAGGATCGCACCTGTTGCTCCAGATATTTTTCCACTATCATCAACAACTACAATATGAAGTTCATCATTTGAACCTTGTCTTGCAGCAGCATATCCACTTGTGCCTGGTTTCTCAGCGATCTCTTTCCACTGTAATGCACCATTCTTTAACTGAATGTACTGATTATCATACCAGTCATCTACTTGGAAGACTGTTGCACAAGTTGAAATACCAGCGTCAGGGTTTGCAATAGTTGAA